ACCCGAACAGGGTCATGACGCCCACGCAGTTCTGGCGAGCTCACGTCATCAACATGAAGCACGACGGCGAGTCTGTCTGGTTCATGATGGACGAGAGTGGCGCGCCGGTGCAGAGCAACCCTCAGACCCGGCAGCTTCAGACGATGCCGGCCAGCGTGGTGCCTGTGCGGGGGAGCCTCGTCGAGATTCAGTATGACGCCGGCGGGATGCCGCTGACGTACCGGTACACGACAAGCTACTCGAGAAACAGTAGCAAGGTCAGCCCGGCCTTCCCTGCGGGCTCGGTCGTGCACTACCGGGACTACGACCCCTACAACTTCGCTCGGGGGCTGGGCGACGTCGACTCCCTCGAGCGCGAAACAGACTTGTATTTCCAGGCGTTCCGCGCCATGGACGCGAGCGTGCGGAACGGCGGGGACCCTGGCGGCTTCATCATCTACGACCATGAGGTCGATGCTGCTGAGATGCAGCGCCGCCAGGAGCTCGCCGATGACGAGTTCAGCGGGCCGAACCAGCGCCGGATGAAGCTGCTCCAGAGCAGCGCGAAGTTTGTGCCCAACCCCGTCAAGCCGAGCGACATGCAGTACGAGACGCTGCTCACGTGGCTCCGCGACAGCATCCTGGCCGGCATCGGCGTGCCTCCGCCGTGCGTCGGCGTGTACGACAACGCTACCTACAACAACGTCGAGACGGCTCACCGCGAGCTCTGGACGGGAGCGAACGGCATCCTTTCGATGGCGGATAGCGCCGCGGATGTCCTGACGCATGACCTCCTCCCGCGGATGATCCGGTTGGGAAGCCCGCAGGGCACGGTCGCATTCTTCCAGCGCAGCCACATTGAGCAACTCCAGCGCGACGTCGGGGAGCAGCTCGAGCGTGCGGCGAACATCTCGGCGAAGGGCATCGGGGTCAGTTACAACGAGGTTCTCGAGCAGCAGGGCGTCCAGGTTGAGCAGGCAGATGAGGGAGATCGCAAGTGGGCGCTTGCCACGCTGATCGACCTAGAATCTGCCGAGGACGAGTTGCCGAGCAGCGAGTCTGTCGACGCAGAGGACACCGAGCAAGCCAGCCGCACCATGCTCGCGGACCAGGACCGCATCGACGAGGTGTACTCCGCGTGGCGCGCCGTCGTGAACATGAGCGCGTCGGAGCTCGAGGCGTGGGGGAAGACCGAGTGCAGCCGCAAGGCGTCGCTCAACCCCAGCGCGGTCATCAAGCGAAACGTGGCGCTGATGCGGAAGAGGAAGGCGGAATGGGGAAGCCGCGAGGTGAAGGCGGCGAACCGTGCGATCTCGTTCATCTCGCGGATGAAGGGGATGCCCCGCGGGAACCCGGTCGGGGACTGCCCGAGCAAGCGAGACATCTCGCTGAAAAACTGGGGCTTCGACCCTGGCTCAAGCCGGAACCGCCGAGAGAGCAACGCTAGCGCCGTTGGGTGCTGCGAAGAAGGAATGGGAGAGACTGCGGCTTTGGAACGGGCCGCTGGTGAGTTTTATGAGCACCTCTGGGATGATGGCGCTGGCGTTGCACTTGCCCGTCACCAAGGGGTCGACGACTACGCAGACAAAGCGCTGTACGGTCAGACGCTTGGCTGGATCGAGGACTACGAGAAGGCGCAGATCGCAAAGCTGCGGCGCATCGCCAACGGCAGCTTCCGCCGCCTGAGCATCTTCGACGAGCCTGTCAACCCTGAGGCGTTGAACCAGGCCGCGTGGGCGGCGCTGCTGCTCGACCCGCCGAAATGGGCAGAGAAGCTCGACCTTGCCGTGCGAAGTCGGCTCGCCGAAGTCTTCGCGGAGGCGATGCAGGACGCAGCGAGCGAGTTGGGCGCCGGCGTGGTCAGCAGCACAGATCCTCGAGTCATTCAGCGCATCGCGACACAGCGCATCGGGCTCGTGGAGGGCGTGAACAGCGTAACGGAGCGGCGCGTTCGGAACGCCATCGCTGGCGTGTTCACCAAGCTCCACCCGCCAGGCAACTTGCGGCAGGTCGTGCAGCAGTCGCTGCCCGAGCTCACCGAAGAGCTACGCCGCGTGTTCGGCACGAAGGAGGCACGTGCCGCCACCATCTCCGCGACGGAGACGGGCAAGGCTCAGAACCAGGGCAAGTTCACCCAGTACGAGGCGAGCAACGTCACTAAGATCCGGTGGCGAGCCAGCAACGATCAGTTCACCCGTCCGACGCACCTTGCGGCAGACGGGATTATCCGAGAGATGGGGGAGCTGTTCCCCAACGGACTCCGCTACCCGCATGACCCTGACGGCAGGGCCAGCGAGGTCATCAACTGCCGGTGCACCTACACGGCAGTCGAGCGTCGAGACCCGCTCGACGACCCTGACATCGAGATCGCATGAAGTACGCACAACTGATCGAGAAGTTCCGCGCAGGCACCGTGACCGATGCTGACCTTGCAGGCGTGAGCAGCGAGGATTGGCTTCAGGTCCGCCAAGAGGCTGGCAACGGCGTGCTCCGCTACGCCTTGACCGATGACGCATTCGCAGCGCCCGACGGCCTCAAGGTCGGAGACATGGTGCGTTGGAATAGTTCTGGAGGTCGCGCCGAGGGTCGCATCGAGCGGATCGAGCGGGACGGAACGATCAACGTGCCTGGAACCGATTTCAAGGTGAAGGGGACTGAGGACGACCCGGCTGCGCTCATCCAACTCTTCCGCGACGGCGAAGCGACAGACACACGGGTCGGCCACAAGTTCTCGACCCTGACGAAGATCAGCAAGGGCAAGGCGAGCTACGCGCGGGGCGACAAGGACGAGGAGGAGAAGAGCCGGCGCAGCTATCGGTACGTGATGGTCAGCGATGACCTGATCCCGCCCCTTTCGGACAGGGTGATGGCGAACGCGTGGGACACGAAGGAATTCGTGTACCGCGGCAGCAACGTGCTCTATGACCACAACATCCAAGAGTCTCGGCCGCCGATCGGCAAGGTCTCGAAGATGCAGAAGGGCGTCGAGCTGCGAAAGGGTGGGCGGACCTTCAAGGCCATGACCGGAGACGTGGAGTTCGCCGATCGCGGCATCTACGACTTCGCTGGCCTGGTCGAGGATCTGGTCGAGGCCAAGCTGCTGAGCAACGGCAGCGTTGGGTTCGACGTGATGAAGATGCGGCCGCCGACTGAGGAGGAGCAGGAGACCATGGGCATGAAGCCTTTCTCCGCCGTCATCCAAAAGGCCAACCTGATCGAGTTCTCGATCACGCCTCTCGGCCGAGACAAGAACGCGCGGCTGCTGAGTGAGGACGGCACAGACCTGCTCGAGGAGAAGCTGGCAGAGTTTGCCGAGGCTGGCGTCCACAGCGACAGCGTGCTGGGGGAGTTCCGCGAGACGCTTGCAGTGGACCGAGGGGCAGCGACGAGGTTCACGGTGACCGTCCCTGATGTCCCGGAGCAGAGTGTGCAGGCCCTCAGCATCAGCAACGCGGACAACCCGGTGACCTTCGCCGACGTCAAGGCTCGCGAGCAACTCACTGCGCTCGAGGCGAAGGTCGAGGAGTTGCAGCACGAGCTCAGCGAGCTCAAAGTGCAGAACCAGACAGACCTGTTCGAGGCCCTCACGGAGCTGAGCGCCGAACCCATCACCGAGCAGCCGGCAACTGGCGACGGCTCTTCGGATCTCTACTCTCTCGCCAGAGACCTGGGCTTCACGCCCGACAACTGAACCCACTATGCTCGACCAAAACATCGAGAAGGGCCGGGACGAGAAGCGGCAGGAGTTCCGCACGCTCCTCCGAGATGAGGTCTCGGAGGCCGTCAAGGCCAACCTGTTGGACGTCACGAATGCGATGTCCGCTGTGACTGAGCGCATGAACCGCTGGGAGGCGGAGCAGGACGCTGCGGAGAAGGAAGGTCGCAAGCACGATCTTCCTGGCTCTTCGGAGGAGACCCACGAAGGGGAGACCTACAACTTCGGCCGCGTCTTCCGGGGGCTCACCCTCGGCAACCCGGAGAAGGAGTGCCCGATGGAGCTCGCCATGTCGCGCGAGCTCTTCGACATGGGCACCGTGCCGGACACTGCGGGAGGCTTCCTGGTGCCCACGCAGGTCTTCGAGGACCAGATCATCCCGCTCCTGCGCCTGCAGGTCATCGCCATGGATCTTGGCATCACCCAGCTCCCGGTGACGGGCGCTGGAGTCGTCGAGATCCCGCGCGAGGTCAGCGGCCCCGCAGTGGACAACGTGGCGGAGAACGCGGCGAACACGGCGACGGACCTGAGCTTCGGGAACCACCGCCTCGAGCCGCACTGCGCGCAGTCCTACGTCAAGGCGAGCCGGAGGTTCCTCCAGCTTGGCGTTGGCGCGGACCAGTTCATCCGCCGTCGCATGGCTGAGGAGCTCGCGCTGAAGTGGAACGAGTGGACCCTCAAGGGCACCGGCGCCGACGGGAACCCCATCGGCATCTACAACACCGCCGGCGTGAACACCGTCGACTTCACCTCCGCGACTTCGGGCGCGGCGGTGACGTCGGACTTCTACACGGACCTGCTCGCCATGGAGGACGCGCTGGCTGACGCCAACGCCCTCAGTGGGGCGCAGTCGCTGGGCTTCGCCGTGGCGAACAAGTTCCTGCGCGCTGCAAGGCAGATCAAGAGCGAGAACGCGAGCGCCGGCACGGACTCCCTCGAGATGTCCCGCAAGGTGTTCAGCGCTGGCGCGGAGGACTTCATCCTCGGCTACCGCTACCGCCGCACGACGCAGCTCGCCTCGGGTGCGAACACCGAGGCGATCTTCGGTGACTTCTCCAAGGCCGTCTTGGCCACCTGGAACAACCTCAGCATCGAGGCTTCCAACGTGGCGGACGACGCCCTCCAGAAGCGCCAGACCCACATCGTGGCCTACATCGACGTCGATGTGGCCGTCACCCAGCCGACCGCGTTCTGCGTTGCGCAGAACCTGGACACCTCAAGCATCTGATCGGAGACCACTTCAATGGCTGCAACAGACTTCACTTCGGCTGGGCGAGTGGTCCAGCTTCTCGA